CAAGCTCACCCGCGCCCGTTCCGCACTGTACGACCAGGACTGACACCAGGAGCAAACCACCATGATGATGGCCCTCGGCATGTTCATCTTCTCGCTGGAGACCCTGGCCTACCAGGAACTCCAACGGCAAACCGCCTGGCGCCACGGCAAGACCGCGCGCATTGGCACCAACCCCGCGCGCCAGTTCATGGGCCGCGACGACGACACCATCACCCTGCCGGGCGTGCTGCTGCCGGCGCTGGCCGGCGCGCAGATCAGCCTCGACACGCTGCGCTACATGGCCGACACCGGCAAGGCCTGGCCCCTGGTCGAGGGCACCGGCAAGATCTACGGCACCTGGGTGATCGAGAACCTCAGCGAGACGCGCACGCTGTTCTTCCGCGACGGCCAGGCACGGCGCATCGAATTCACCTTGAGCCTGGTGCGCATCGACGACGGCCGCGTGGACATGCTCGGCAGCGCGATCGGCGCCGGTGGCAACATCCTGCGGGGGCTGCTGCGGTGATCGATACACTCATCAACCAGGGCAAGGGCCTGCTTGGCCAGGCCGCGACTCAAGCACAGGGCATGGCTCAGCAGGCCGCCGACGCCTACCGCGAGGCCACGGCCTACCCGAGCCCCATCTGCCGCGTGGTGGTCAATGGGCACGACATCACCCTCGACATCGAACAGCGCCTGGTCAGCATCGAGCTCACCGACAACCGCGGCATGGAGGCCGACCAACTCACCATCACCCTCAGCGACCACGACGGCCTGCTCGCCATCCCGCCGCGCGGCGCTACCGTCAGCCTCTGGCTGGGCTGGAGCGACACCGGCCTGGTCAGCAAGGGCAGCTACACAGTGGACGAAACCGAGCACAGCGGTGCGCCGGACGTGCTCAGCATCCGCGCCCGCAGCGCGGACCTGCGCGAGGGCCTCAAGGCCAAGAAGGAACGCAGCTGGACCGGGCAAACCCTCGGCGCCATCATCCAGACCGTTGCCGCCGCCCATGGCCTGAGCCCCGTCATCAGCGCCGCGCTCAGCGTGATCGAGCTGGCCCAGCTCGACCAGGCCAACGAATCCGACGCCAACCTCATCACCCGCCTGGGCCAGCAGTTCGACGCCATCGCCAGCGTCAAGGCCGAGCGCCTGCTGTTCATGCCGGCCGGCAAGTCCACCACCGCCAGCGGCGCGCCGCTGCCGCATATCACCCTGACCCGCGCCGACGGCGACGGCCACCGCTTCCTCCAGGCCGACCGCGACAGCTACAGCGGCGCCCGTGCCTACTACTACGAGCTGGGCAGCGCCGAGAAGAAAGAGGCCATCGCCGGCGCCGGCGACAACCTCAAGGACCTGCGCCACACCTACGCCGACCAGAACAGCGCCCTGCGCGCCGCCCGCGCCGAATGGTCACGCCTGCAGCGCGGCGCCGCCACGCTCAGCTATACCCTGGCCAAGGGCCGGCCGGAGCTGATCCCGGAACTCACCTACAGCCTGGTGGGCGTGAAAGCGGAGATCGCCGCCATCGTCTGGCTGGGTGCCAACGTGCGCCACAGCTTCACCCCGGACAGCTACACCACCGCCCTGGAGCTGGAATCCAAGCTGCCGGACGCCGAAGACGTCGCCGAACTGGCCGAGCAGGGCATCTACAGCGGCGTGCTGGCCTGGTACCGCGACGAGAAGACCGGTAAGCAGCACAAGCTCACCGAGGGCGACCAGACCCGACCACGGCGCCTGCTGCACCTGTATGCCAGCAAGGCCAACGCACAGCGCGCTGTGGCGCGGGAATGGAAACGCCTGAGCGTGAACCTTCGGGCAAAAGGATGAGATGCATGCATATAGGATAAGGGCGCCGTATAATCGCGCCGCCTAAGAGGAAGCAGAATGCCTACAGCCGTTTCATTATTTTCGGGTTGCGGTGGATCAGATGCCGGCGTCATTGCCGCAGGCTTTGATGTGATCATGGCCAACGACATCCTTCCATACGCGCGCGACGTTTATCTTGCGAATTTTCCGACCACCGATTATCGGCTTGAGGATGTGAGCGAGATTACTACTTTCCCTGACGCGGAGCTCTTGGTGGGTTGCTACCCATGCCAAGGTTTCAGCCAGGGAGGTGCGCGCGAGGCCAACCGGAAGATCAACACGCTGTATCTGGAATTTGCGCGAGCATTGAGTGAGATCCAGCCAAAGGCATTCATTGCAGAAAACGTTTCTGGCCTGCGACGTAGTACGTATCGGCATCTTCTTGAAGACCAATTAAAGCGTTTTGCAGAAGCTGGAGATCATGGCTATGACGTGTATTGGCAGCAGCTAAATGCACATGAGTACGGTGTAGCGCAGGAGCGAAAACGCTTAGTGATCGTTGGTATCCGGAAGGATTTGAACGCGCCGTTTGAGTTCCCTGGTCCGACGCACGGTCCGCTAGCTGAGCAGCCGTATTTCAGCATCAGGCAAGCGCTGGATGGGCTGCCCGATTGGCCGGAGGGCGAGTTTTGTGAAGATCCTTTTCATTGGTACTATTTGTCACGTAACCGCCGCAGAGATTGGGAAGAAGTAAGCAAAACGATAGTGAGCCATATGCGGCACATGCCTTTGCATCCATGCAGCCCAGTATTGCAACGAATCCATACGGATAAATGGGTTTTCGAATCAGATATGCCCGCCCGCCGATTTTCATATCGAGAAGCTGCTCGTCTTCAAGGGTTTTTACCGGCATATACCGTCCATGGTGGGGATTTGTTCTTTCCTGAAACAATGCAGAGCGGGAAGAAAGACTTCGCATATAACATGTTGAGACATAAATACAAGGTGGTCGGAAACGCTGTGCCACCACCCATGTTTGAGGCCGTGGCATTGGCGCTGCCTGATGTTTGGGACTAAGCGTATATGGCCGGGAAAGTATGGTGAATAACTGCCTCAATTAATGGTCTGTACTTTCCAATAAATATGTCACGGTTGTTTTGCGCTAGCAGCGTTAGCCTGACCCGATCAAACGTCAGACCTGCCCTTGAAGCAACATCGGCAAATATGTAATGCCCAGGGATATGATGTGGAACGGCGAATGCGCGCACGAAGTCTACAAAAGTTATTGGATTCACCCAGCGTCGTAATCTATTTGCATCCAGATCATTAAGCTTGTTCTCCCAGTCATCGCCGCAGGCACACTGTCCCAGTAAGAAAAGAGGACCAAGACGCTGGTCCTCAAAAGGCTTCCATGCAATGAAGTCCATGCCTTCATCTTTAGGTGCGTGTGAACTCCATTTCGCAGGCAAAGGTATTGAGGGTGACCAACGGAACTCACCGCCAGTTCTTTCGGTGATAAGTGCTAATAGTTCTTTGAAGCTCGTCGGTCGCTCTAGTCTGTTATGCGATGGCCATCCGCACCTCAGGGATAGTGCGGCACCACCCAGATAGCAACGTGCAGCTTCAGTCGCAACAAGCTCAAAGAGGAGTGGGAATCTATTGTACGGCTTGCTGGAAAGATTTTTTAATAAGCTAACGGCAAGGCAGAACTCATAAACTAGTGTGTCACTGCCTTTGTATCTCAAAGATGAGTTCACTCGTTCGAAAGGGTAGTGCTCGCCCATGAGTGAGATTCTTCTATCTATCTCTGACAGTAATGGGCCTGCTATGAAATCGAGTGCTGCTTCTTCGTCTTGCCAAGAATAATCATGATCAGGGATGTCGGCATGGTGTTCGTCGGCAATGATGTCATCTCGAATTCCCCTCTCGAGAGGCACGGAACCTTCCATCATTGCTGCAAATTCGGTTTGATCCGCGTTTTTGGAGGCGTTAAAGAGGCTGCCTCGATCGAACCAATTGAACTCATCTTGGACATACTTCATATGATTGACTCAGGCTCGCCAAGACTTCTTAAGTTTCGATGAACGTTTACTGCAACGTTCGCTACCTCTTTACTGGTAGCCAAAAGAGCATCGGCATCTTTATCTGTCACATTTCCCGCAGATATAATAGATAATGCTGCAGCCAGCTCTTCATGGGCTTTTTTTAATGCCCTGGCGATTCTGTCAGCAGGAGCTCTGGATAAGTCCTCAATATTTTCAATTGTTTTACCTTGGCTAAGGTACTCGCGTTTAATTGGGTCGGCGATAGCGTTTGCGAGTAAGCCTAGCTGCCTAGAGTCCTTGATTGCAGCTATTTGCCCTTTAGACTTGTCGCCATACATGTACCCAACTAAGGCGGCCGAGTCTGCGGTTTTATTAGATGAAATGGGTTTTGGATTAGTCGGGTCGTTTCCAGTTAATGCAAGCCATTCTCTTACCGGTGAGTAATCAAGAAGCGTATAAACCCAGGAGAAGGGGAAGTCTGGATTGCTGCCTCGTCCTTTTCTTAAGCTGTTACCTGGATTAAAAAGTCCTTCATCGATAAGCTGGTTAATGAAGTGATAGCCTTCTAGTAGGCGCTGAATGGTTCTATTTTTGTCGCCTGTTACTTGAGATATTTCATCTAAGGTCATTTCGTTTTTTGAAACAACCTCATCAATCCAGGCTGCTTTTGCATATGAATCCCATGCTTTAGCTGACATGATGTGTCTAACGCCAAGGTATGCATGCAGCCTGAGCGATTCGTTGTCTTTGTGATCTACAACATGGACCGGGACCTTTGAGTCCTCAGACCATTTATGTCTCATATTTTTGATGTATTCTTTGGCTTTACTTGCTTGGTTCTTAGCGCGATCTGCGCCTGCCAACATTAAGCAGGCTGATAGGCGCCTATTTCCTTCAACGACCGTTAAGGAGTTATCCGGTTCTCTGCGTGCGATAAGTGGCTCTGCTGCGAAGTATCCGTTGTATGCAAGAGAGCTTATGACATCTTCAACGCCGAAGTTCTCGACAATGAAGTCTAAGATGTCGATCTGATTGCCACGCTGCCCTTTTTCGACACCAAATCTTGGGTTGCGTGAGTCTAGATTCAGTTCGCTTAGCGGTACGTAAATGGTTGCGTTTGGTTGGTTAGCCATTGGGCTACTCCAAGAAAGTATTTGGAAGTTATCTGCGGTTTAGCTCTGTAGGCAAGGAATTCAGCCAATTGGAGCCGGCTGCTATGTCGCTGGATGCCATGCGCGTCCTGATGAATAAATAACAGCCGGGCACCCTTAAAGAGTTTTTCAGCCTTTCCCTAAACGAGCTTTGATCCGTCTCAGTGCAGTGTTCACGTCGTCGACGGCGAAGTGGAGCGCCTCTGCTTTGACATGGCGGCCTGGCTTTGCCCCACCAATGCTCATCATGGTGGTTTCCTTGCCGCGCATCACCGCAACCAGCTTGTCGTGCCGTTCTTGCAGTTCGGTGATCAGGCCTTCCACGTCTTTTGGCGAGTGAATCCCCATTAGGAATAGTTCCGTCTGTTCTCAATGGGAACACTTTAGAGCGAACGATTAAGCGCGGCAACAGCGGCGGCTAGCTCCTTTAGTTGCATTTCGATATCACGCAATCGCTTCTTCTCCAGGGCAACTGTCTCGACGGCGCGTTGCCCGTCTTCATCCAGGGAGCGATACAGCTCAAGCAGGACACGCTCGGGCGGTGGCATATCGTACTCGGCGCGTTCGTCCTGATCAGGATGTGCGGTGGCATTTCGACGCAGCATTTCGCCTTCGCCGGTCAAAAGCCAATCGATGGAAATTCCCAATTGGGAACCGAGGCCAATTAACGCGTCCGGTCGCGGATCGCGATGCCCGCCAGCCCAGTTCTGTAGAGAGCTATAAGGAATTCCGCTTTTTTCTGCTGCCTGTTTGAGCGTAAGGCCTTGGGCCTCTATTGCAGCTCGAATTCGCCTACCAATTCCCATATGGGAAAAATCCTCTTGACTGTTCCCGTTTGGGAACTTAATCTCGCCTCGCATTGGGAACATATTAGCTAACCGGGGACCGTCGAACCATGAACAAGCGCCAAATCCATGCTCGCCTGATTGAGCAGGGCCTGACATTTCGCAAGTTCGCCCTCACCAAGGGGTATGACCCACGCACCGTCACCCAGACCGTGGCTCGTTGGGCAGGCTCCCAGACGCTGCCAAATGGCCGTATCGCCTTTTCGATCATGCGCGATCTATCCGTACAGATCGGCATAGAGCTGATTCCCGGTGTGCTCGCGCAGCCCTTCGCCAAGGCCAGTTGAACCGTAACCGGCTTAAGCCACAGGGAAAACTAGAAGATGAAGCGCGAAATTCTAGCCAGCCGCCGCCAGGTGATGACCGCCACGCTCGCCGTCTACCCAGGTGGGCGCGAGTGCGCCGCCGCCCGGCTGGGACTCCCGCCGAAGAAGCTGGATAACCACGTTTACGAGAACGCCGGTAGCCGCCCACTGAGCGATGAACAGATTCACCAGCTCGAACAAGAGGCGCGCACCACCCATCTGCCGGACTACATCGCTGCGCTGTACGGCGGCGTGTTCGTCCCGATCGCCAACCCGGACGAACTCGACAACATCGACCTGTATGCCCGTTCGCTGGTTACCGCCAGCAAGCGCGGCGCCGTGGACCAGTTCATCGCTGAAGCGCTCGCAGACGGCGTAATCGATGCCCTGGAGTTGGAGGCCATCCTGAAGGCGCACCGCAAGCACATTGCAGCGCGCCACGAGGAAGTGCAGGCGGTGATTCTGCTTCACACCAAGCCGCAACAAGGAGAGCAACAGTGAGTACCAATCTAATACCGGTGTTTCAGGGTGATCTGGAGGGCAGGGCGCAGCAGTTGTGCGATGCGCGTGACCTTCATCAGTTCATGCAGGTCGGGCGCGATTTCAGCACTTGGATCAAGGACCGAATCGAGCAATACGGCTTCGTTGAAGGCGAGGACTTTTCCCCCGTTTTGGGGAAAAGTACCGGTGGGAGACCCACCAACGAGTTCCACCTCACCCTTGATATGGCGAAGGAATTGGCCATGGTCGAGAACAACGACCAGGGCCGTCAGGTTCGCCGTTACTTCATCGCCATGGAGCGCCAGGCGCGCGAAAGCCGAGGCGCTTCGTATCTCAGCATGAACCACCAGCTGGTGATGCATCGCCAGATCCCCAAGCTGATCGCCCAGCTCAAGGCGGAAACCGTGCCGGCCATCCGCGCCACGCTGTATGCGCAGCTGACCCAGCATTGCCACCAGCTCGCCATTCCGGCGCCGGCGATGGAGTGCGTGGGGCGCAGCGTGCAGCCCCCTCCTGATCTGTTCGACGCACAGGCATAACGCAACGAGGCAGTACGCCCTCAGCCCGCGATAAGCCGGGCGGGGTTGGCAAAGCAGTCGGCGCCCAGGGCGCCAGAATTCACCGGCCCAGGCCGGAGCCGCGACTGGCGGCGGGGGAGGAAGATGTGAGCGTTGCCCATAACGGTGGTTACAAGTGCCTTTGCCCGGCCTGCGGGAGCCGCATGCGCATCCGCAACAGCGAGGCGCAGACGCCGACGTACAAAACGATGTACGCCCAGTGCCTGAACATCGCCTGCGGGGCGACCTACAGCGGCTCGTTGAGCTGGGATTACGCCCTGAGCCCCTCCGGCCTGGACCAGCCCCGCGTGGTGCTGCCTGTTGCGCCCTCGGTGCAACGCATGCAGGCGCTGCGCGACAGCCGCCCGAAAACCGACCAACTCGACCTGCTTGACCACATGGAACCGGAGGTAGCCAACGCATGAACACCATCACTCAGATCGGCGACGCCCAGGAGTACCGCAGCAGCATGCAGCGGGCGGCACTTCACTTCCTGCAACGCCACCAGGGCGAGCACCTGACCGACGACGGCAAGCTGTTCGAGCGTGGCGTGCAGTACCTGGTCAATGCCATGGATGTGCCGGCCTTCATGGCCGACCGCCTGGTGCACCTGGCCATGAGCGAGCTGGAGTGCCTCAAGCGCCCGGTGATCGGCATCGACTACGGCACGGGGGATTCGTCTGTCGTGGGCCTGGTGCATTTTCTGACGGGCGAAACGGTATTAATCCCGTGCCGCCACCTGCCGGCGCGGCTCCAGCCGCCCGCGGCGCCCCTGGCTGCAGCAGCCACTCACTGAACACCCCTTGAATTGACCCATTCCCATGCCCGCCTTTGCGCGGGTAGGGGAAAGTTGCGCCCGAACGGTGGCCCCATGAGCACGAATCTTTCCATTGAAATACAGCTGAATGCGCAGCAGGCCGATGCCTACCTGCGCTGGCTGACCAGCCAGTACGAACTGCTGATGGCGGCCTGCTGGTACGACGACAAGTACCGCTACACGCCCCAGGGCATGCGTGGCCGTCGCATTCTTGACGACCACCCGCACATCGCCGGGCTGAACCGCACCATGCGCGAGTTGGTGAAGCAGGTCGGGGAGGTACGGTCATGAGTACGCCCATGCCGGCCTGTGAGGCCCTGGCGGCCGATCCGGCGCGCTACATCTTCAAGCAGCTGCTGAACGACCTGAAGGAAGCCGACCTCTACGAGGAGAAAAGCCGCCTGGTCACCCGCATCGGGGGCTACTTGGCCGCCTTGCTGGAATGCGACGTCATCACGGTCGAGCAATCGCAGGCGATGCGCAGCGAGACCCACGTCTTTGTCTGGGGGCCGGAAGCATGAAAGCCATGCCTCACGAGATCCGCACCGAGGTGCTGGCCCGCCTGGAGCGCGACTACGGGCTCAAGCGCCGCGACAGCGCCGAGTACATGCGCGGCGGCAAATGCCCCTCCTGCGACAAGAAGGAGCTGTTCAGCCGCTACGACGAACCCTGGTTCATCAAGTGCGGTCGCGAGAGCAAGTGCGGCGACCAGTGGCATGTGAAGGACCTCTATGACGACCTGTTCGATGACTGGAGCAAGCGCGCCCCGGCCACCGAGAAGGAGCCCACCGCCACCGCCAAGAGCTACCTGCAGCACGCCCGCGGCTTTCACCTGGAGCTGATCGAGGGCTGGTACACCCAGGAGAACTACTGGAGCCGCGAGCTGGGCATCGGCTCGGCTACCGTGCGCTTCCCGCTCGAGGGTGGCAGCTATTGGGAACGCCTGATCGACCGCCCGCATCGCTTCGGTAAGCAGAAGGCGCGCTTCGCGCCGGGCAAGGCCATGCGCGGCTACTGGTGGTGCCCGCCGAGCCTGGACCTGCTCGCGGTCAACGAACTGTGGATCGTCGAGGGCATCTTCGACGCCATCGCACTGCTGCATCACGACATCGACGCCGTATCGGCCATGAGCAGCAATGCCTTCCCGGCGGAATCGCTCAAGGCGCTGGCCAAGGCCCGCGCCGAGGCCGGCCGCAAGCTGCCGCGTCTGGTGTGGGCGCTGGATAACGAGCCGGGCGCGCACCGTTACACCCGCCGCTGGGTCAAGCACGCCCGCGAGCTGGGCTTTGTGTGCGAGGCCGCGCAGATCCCGCAGCGCGACCGCAAAGCCGACTGGAACGACTTGCACCAGCGTTGGATGTTCCTGGACGAAGACAAGCGCGCCGAGCAGGTGGCGGCGGACCTGAAGGAAGCCCGCCACCAGGGTGCTCTGCTGATCGCCGAAACCGCAGCCGAGAAGGCTCTGCTGATGTACGAGTGGCGTAAGCGGCATGAATTCCACTTCGGCTTCGGCAACCGCATGTACTGGTTCAAGCTGGATATGGAGAAGTTCAACAAGGCAATGCTGGCCCTCGAGAGCAGCGAGAACCACGACGACAAGCTGCTCAACGATCGGCAGATGACCGAGAAGGCCTTGAGTGAGAGCGGCGGTGTGGTGGAAATCGCCAACTGCTACCCGCAGGCACTTTATTTCCAGCGCAACGAGATCACCGACGAGTCCTGGTACTACTTCCGCGTGGACTTCCCGCACGACGAGCCCACCGTGCGCAACACCTTCACCGGTGGCCAGGTGGCGGCGGCGAGCGAGTTCAAGAAGCGCCTGCTGGGCATGGCCGCCGGCGCGGTGTTCACCGGTACCGGCGCCCAGCTCGACAAGATCATGAAGGACCAGCTCTTCGCGCTGAAAACCGTCAAGACCATCGACTACATCGGCTATAGCAAGGAGCACGACTGCTACGTGTTCGGCGACCTGGCCGTGCGCGGCGGCGTGGTGGAGCAGGCCAACAGCGAGGATTACTTCGAGTTCAAGCAGCTGCGGCTGAAGACGCTGCAGAAGTCGATCCGCCTGGAAATCGCCCGTACCGACGAAGGCTACCGCGCCGAGTGGCTCGACTGGCTGTGGACCTGTTTCAGCACCCAGGGCATCGTCGCCCTGGCGTACTGGTTCGGCTCGCTGTTCGCCGAGCAGATCCGCGAGGAGTACCAGAGCTTTCCCTTCCTGGAAGTGACGGGCGAGGCCGGCGCGGGCAAGTCCACGCTGCTGATGTTCCTCTGGAAGCTGTTCGGCCGGCCGGACGAGGAGGGCAAAGACCCTTCGAAAATGTCCAAGGCCGGCCTGCGCCGCTGGATGGGCCAGGTCTCCGGCATGCCGCTGGTACTGCTCGAGGCCGACCGCAGCGACAACGACCGTGGCGCCGCCAAGGCCTACGACTGGGACGAGCTCAAGCCGCTGTTCAACGGCGGCACGCTGGGCGTGACCGGCGTGAAGACCGCTGGTAACGAGACCTACGAGCCACCGTTTCGCGGTGCCATCGTCATCAGCCAGAACGCCACGGTAGCGGCCAGCGAGGCGATCCTCACCCGTATCGTCAAGCTGCACTTCGTGCGGCCCCAGGTCACCACGGCCAGCCGCGCCGCAGCCGACAACCTCAACCACCTGAGCGCGATGGACGTCAGCCACTTCCTGCTGATGGCCACCCGGGCCGAAGCCAAGGTGCTGGAAACCTTCCGCGCCCAGGTGAAGGTGCACGAGCAGGCCCTGCGCGAGCTGAAAGAGATCCGCATCGAGCGAATCATCAAGAACCACGCCCAGCTGCTGGCCCTGCTCGATGCGCTGCGCCTGGTGGTGCCGCTGACCGATCGCCAGCACCAGGCCACCCAGCGCGAACTCACGGCCATGGCCCTGGTGCGCCAGAACGCCGTCAACGCCGACCCGGCCGAGGTGGCCGAGTTCTGGGAAGTGTTCGACTACCTGCAGAGCCTCAGCGAGGACCCGGTGGTGGACCACAGCAAGAAGCCGGACCTGATCGCCATCAACCTCAACGAATTCGCCGAACGCGCCGCCGAGCACAAACAGAAACTCGCCGACGTCGGCACCTTGCGCAACCTGCTGCCCAACAGCCGCTCGCGCAAATACATCGAGCACAACAAGTCGGTGGACAGCGCCGTGCGCGCCGCCTTCAACCGACGCAACAACACCCTGACCCAGCGCGGCACCACCGTGAAGTGCTGGCTGTTCAAACCCAACGCCTGAAGGCGCGGCAACGCCCAAAGGCCGATGTATCAACCCCAAGGAGAAGCACCATGCAATACCACTATTACAAATCAGACGCGCCCGACACGGTTGCCATCGTCCAGGACTACTACCGGGCCAAGGACCAGTTTCGGCAACAGCTCGAAGCGTTGGGCGCCGTGATCGGTGGAGAAATCGCCCCGATGCACGACATCGACTCGAACTTCGCGGGCGGCGTGAAGCTGAGCGAGAGCGGTGAACTCGACGTGCACTGGCGCCGGCCGGATGAATGGGGCTATCGCAGCCTGCGCAGCAAGGCGGTGCCGCCCAAGGGCATCAGCAAGGAGGAGCGTGCAGCTATCCGCGCTGAGCATGATCGGCTGCTGACTACTTGGCGCGAACACTGCCCAGCACGCATCAGCAAGCTCGACTACTGGGAGCGACTCAACGTCAACACCGGCAACGTGCTGCTGTGCGGCGGGGTGATGTTCGAGCGGGATGGGGCGGCCTATTTCTGCTTCGGATTTGAGATCAACAAGGCCGAACACGCCGAGCAGGTCGCTGCTGGCAAGCCTACGGCGGGGTGGATCGAGGGCGCCGTCGAGATTCTGCCGAGCGAGTACGAGGCGGCGCGCACGGCAAAAAAACAGGAGCTTGCAGCGTGAGCTCGAACCACTACGACGACGACAAACCCACCCTGCGCGAACGCCTGGCCATGACCGGCTGGATCGGCACCGGCCTGGCCGGCCTGCTGACCGCAGCCAACCACCTGCCGGACCTGTTCCTGGCACTCGCACGCTGAAAACAAGAAGGCCCCGGTGAGCGGCAACTCACCAGGGCCTGACCAACCTCAAGGAAAAGCACCATGCAAGTGAATCAACCGAAGGAAGGCGGGGCAGAGCTTAACCCAGCCAGCCGTTCTAAGCGGGAAATCCGTGAGCGCCCGATTCTATTCAACGGCGCGATGGTCCGCGCCATCCTGGAAGGCCGCAAGACGGTGACGCGGCGCGCGGTCAAAGGCATGGCTCTAGACTGGCTGGACGAAGACATGTTCACAGCTGAATACGTCGCCGAGCACTCCGGCTTGTGCCCGTTCGGCGAGCCAGGCGACCGTCTATGGGTGCGCGAGACGTTCGCAGCGCTTAGCGCCGGCGAATACGAGCCGGTGAAGCCTCGATACGGATATGGTCAGGAGATCCGTTTCGCAGCAACCGACCCACTATCCGACTGCGATGTTGGGGTGCGTGGCTACGCATGGCGTCCCAGCATCCATATGCCGCGCTGGGCCTGCCGCATCCTGCTCGAAGTTACCGATGTGCGTGTCGAGCGCTTGCAGGACATTACCTACGAGCAGGCCGCAGCCGAGGGCATCCAGCGCGACCATCGTATGTGGTTCGCTACTGACGAAGGCGGCAAGGCGTTCCAGCACCCGGAACATGCCTTCGCCGAGCTCTGGCGCAAGACCGGAGGCGACTGGCACGCGAACCCGTGGGTATGGGTGGTCGAGTTCAAGCGCATGGAGGTGCCCCATGCCTAACACCACCGAACCCCTACGCCCAACCATGGCCAGCCATCCGCTGCCGCCCAGCACCTGCGACATCTGCGGCGAGAACCGAGCCACGCGTAAGCATCAGCTGTGCAGCCGCATCCGCCAGCGCCGCTGGGCAGCCGAGTGGGCTGCCTACCAGGCCGAAGTCGCCGCCAAAAAATCCCAGGAGCGCCGCCGCTATGCCCGTTGAAATCCGCACCCGCTATACCGGCATGACCTACGTGGCCACCGTGCGCGGCGAGAAGAAATCCGCCAGCAACACCATGGGCGCCCGCTGGGCCGCCGAAGCCCTGGCCCGCAAACTCGGCCTGGACCCAACCCTGCTACGCGAAACCCAACGCGACCTGCTGCGCAGCGGCGTGGAGTTGTTTGTGCATCCAGGGGAAGTGCAGACGAAAGAGGTGACGGCATGACCATCACGGCGCCGGTCATTCGCTACCACGGCGGCAAGTTTCGCCTGGCGCCTTGGGTCATCGAGCACTTCCCGCCGCACCAGGTCTACGTCGAATCGTTCGGCGGTGCGGCCGGCGTTCTGATGCAGAAGGTGCGATCGCACGGCGAGGTCTACAACGACCTGGACGGCGACATCGTCAACTTGTTCCGGGTGCTGCAGGACGCGAACACCCGCGCTGCCCTGACCGAGCTGCTGGTTCTTACGCCCTATGCCCGGGACGAGTTCGAGCAGGCCTGGATCTTCACCGATGAGCCAGTCGAGCGCGCACGCCGTACCGTGATCCGTGCGCAGATGGGCTTCGGCTCGGCCGGTGCGAGCAAGGGTACGACGGGCTTTCGCATCGACTGCTACCGGCAGTACGGCACGGCACAACAGCTATGGGCGCGCTACCCCGAACAGTTGGCCACCATCGGCCAGCGGCTCGCCGGCGTGCTGATCGAGAACCGTCCGGCGATCGACATCATGCTCGCGCACGATTCCGCCCTGGCCTTGCACTACGTGGATCCGCCTTACATGCACGACACGCGGGTACGCGGCGCGCAGAAAGGGCGGTACTACCGGCACGAGCTGGACGATGCGCAGCACGCTGAGCTGCTGGCCACCTTGCTCAGGCTGGATGGCATGGTCGTGCTCAGCGGGTATCCAAGCGATCTCTACCACGACACGCTGCAGGGCTGGACGCAGACGTCCACCACGGCCCGCATCAGCGCCGGCCGGGGAGGCGATACGCGAACCGAATGCCTCTGGTTGAGCCCATCCTGCATGGATGCGCTGCATAGCCGAGGACTACCACTCGAGGTGGGCTATGGCTGAACAGAACCAGAGCCAGCACATGCTCGAATGCGAAGCCCGCACCTGGTTGCGCAACGGCTACGACACGCCGGAGCGCATCCAAGAACTCACGCTGACGATCGCCAAAAGGCGCGGCCAGGCCAGCGCCGAGCGCCTGGTCGAGGAAATGCGCCGCCAATGGCGGCGCCGATCGGAGTGGCTCACCTAGAAATCATCACCATCAATTCGAGGCCCGGCGACGGGCCTCACGTCCATGCGGGGGCATAGACTCCCGCCGTTTCCATCAGGTGAACACGACCATGCACGAAGGCGTCGAGGTGCGCGGCAATTCGCTGCGCGTCTATTTCCGGTATCAGGGCGAGCTGTGCCGCGAGCCGTTCTCAGGGGATGCCTCGCCGGCGAACATCGAACAGGCCAGCCGACTGGCAGGGCTGATCCGGCACGAGATCAAGCACGGCACGTTCAGCTATGCCCGGCACTTCCCCAACTCGGTGAAGGTAAAGACCAACACCTTCGGGCACTTCATCGATCTCTGGCTGAACATCAAGCGCAACCAGGTGGCGCCGTCGGGGTTCCGCGTGTACGAGGGGCGGGCTGAGATGCACATCAGGCCGAAATGGGGGCCGCTGCAGGCGGACCAGATCGACCACCTGGACCTGCAGGAATGGGTGCAGACGGAGCTGATGCCGAAGCTGCACAACAAGACCGTCAACGAAATCATCGGCCTGGTGCGCCAGATATTCCGGCTGTACCGAATGCGCAATCGTCAGGCGCATGACCCCACCGAGGGGCTGCGGGTACGAGTACCCGATCGGGACGATCCCGATCCGTTCGATCGACGCGAGATCGAGGCCATTCTGTCGCTGGAGACCAAACGCGCGCAGGAGCGAAATCTGGCGCAGTTCATGCTCTGGGCCGGGCCGAGGGTGTCCGAGGCGATTTCGCTGGCCTGGGAGGATGTGGTGGACCTGGACAAGGGCATCGTCCGCTTCCAGCGCTCCCAGGTGCGAGGGCATTACAAGGTGACGAAGACACGCCGATCGGTGCGCGAAGTGAAGTTGCTCAAGCCAGCACGCGAGGCGCTTCAGGCGCAGGCGAAGTTGACCCGCGACCTGAAGCCGGTGGAGGTTGAAGTGACCGAGCGGGATAACAAGACGAAGCGTCTGCGACCGCTGCGTTTCGTGTTCCACAACTCCAGCACCAACGCTGCGCATACCAGTTCGGACATGTTGCTGAAGGGCTGGTGGCGGCCGCACCTGAAAGCCGCCAAAGTGCGCTTTCGTGGGCCGAACAACTGCCGCCACACCTTCGCCAGCCAGTTGCTCACCACCGGCGCGGTGCCCCTGGAATGGATCGCCGACCAGATGGGCCACACGTCCACCGACATGATCCGCAAGCACTATGGAAAGTGGATCAACGACGACGGACCGGACATGGTCGGCATCCTCGAGCACGCGCTGAAGCTCTGATCCCAACCGAACCACCCGAGGCGGCCTGCGAGCCGCCTTTTTCATGCCTTCTCGTCGGCTACCGACAATGCCGTGTTCCCAAAATGTACCCAAACGGGTGAGCGGGACGGGTGAAGGGCTGTGAAATCAGTACTTTAGGTAATTCATGGTGAGAGTTCGAGTCTCTCCGTCCGCACCATTACATGATTTCGAGACCTCTCTGGAGAACTCGAATATCCCTGAAAGCCCCGTAATAGGGGCTTTTTTGTGCCTGGAGTTTCTCGCTGGTACTCGTTAAAGCTTGTGCCAGCGCGAATCCTTAGGTACATAAATGTGTACATCACGAGTTCGAGCTTGGGAGATGTACACATGCCTCTCACGGATACGGCTATTCGACAAGCCAGGCCAAGGGAAAAGGCATACACGCTGGCAGACGCCGACGGGTTAGCGTTATTCATCCATCCGCGTGGCGGTAAGTACTGGCACTTTCGGTACCGGTTGGGCGGGAAGGGCTGCCGCATTTCTCTGGGGACCTATCCCGAAGTTTCCCTCAAGGACGCGCGCCTTCGTCGAGACGACGCCAGACAAAAAGTCGCCGCGGGAATTGATCCGAGGAGCAGCCCAGGCACACCGCCTGCCATCGTGACCTTTCGACAGGTCGCCAACGAGTGGGACACCTTTCGTACACCGCGACTGACCCAGGGCCGCAAGGGCTCGGCGGCACAGGCCAGGCGCTATCTGGACAAGGACATCATTCCGCTGCTTGGCGACATGCCGATTGAGGCGGTTCGACGCACAGACGTGCTGAAGGTCGTGCGGGCGGTCGAAGAGCGGGGTGCGCTGAATGTCGCCGAGAAGATACGAACCTGGCTGCATCAGATATTCCGCTACGCCATGGTTCATGAATACGTGGAGGTCAATCCTGCCACGGACCTGGACATCGTTGCGGCTGAACAGCCTCCGGTCAAACACAATCCCTGGCTCAGACTGGGCGAGCTCGGGGAGTTCGTACGCACGCTCAGGGCCTACCATGGCTCGTTGCTGGTGCGGTTGGGGGTGGAGCTGATGTTGCTGACGGGCGTGCGAACCGCCGAGATTCGCCACGCTCGCCATGATCAGTTCGATCTGGATAAGCGCCTATGGTCGATCCCGGCCAGCGAGGTCAAGCAGCTGCGTAAGTTGGTCAGGCTCAAGGGCAGCGAGGTGCCCGACTATCTGGTTCCGCTATCGTCACAAGCCGTCGAAGTGATCCGGGCCATCCAGGTCTTTACCCGCCAGTACGAACTGCTGATTCCCGGTCGTAACGACCCCGCCAAGGTACTGAGCGAGAATACCCTGAATACCGCGATCAAGCGTATGGGGTACGCCAACAGGCTTACCGGCCATGGTATTCGGGCAACCCTGTCTACGGCTTTGTACGAGATGGGTTATCCAAGTCCCTGGATCGAGGCCCAGATCTCGCACGCCGATGAAAACAAGGTGCGGGATGCGTACAACCACGCGCTGTATGTGGATCAGCGCCGAGACATGATGCAGGTCTGGGCTGACTACCTCGACTTCTTGGCTGCTACGACGAAACCCTTCGACTCTCGATCCATGCCTCGATATCTGCCATAGGCCAGCGTGAGCATCGTGCCGACAGCTTGATCGGCCGAGGGAATCCCTGCTCGCTCATCCAGCGATACAGGGTAGGCACACTGACACCCACCGTTCTGGACAGGGTTTTCACATCGACCATGGGGTTGGCGACATTGATAGGCTGAGACTCGCTACGATTCATGGGTGGTCCTCTCAGTAGAGCGTGCTACATGCACGCATCCATGCTGATTGACCTACCTGGGCACAACAACCAACCTTGGAAGGTCAGAGCGTAGTGTCGCAGCATCCGGATCGAAACCTGGAACCTGGCAGTGTCGTTTGAGCCCGGACCCTACAAGGCGCCTATACGACGCGCGGCGACAGTTCCTCGAACTCGCCGAGGGGTCGCGATGTGGCAGATATAGACGGGTGCTATAGCCTGAGAACTGTGGCCTTGGGGCTACAAAATAGGTGGTGCCGACTGTTTGTGGCTTATGAGCGACAAAAGAAAGCATCATCAACGCGTTAAGCTCTCTGGCATCCAGACGCAAACACATAATCAGCTCCTTTCGTTGCGTCGATGGTTGCCAAGTTTCCACAAAACTGCCACTGTAATGACAAACGTCATTACAGGTGCCTGCGCCATGGCTTCCATCAATATCCGTATCGACGACGAGCTAAAAGTCCGCGCCTATCAGGAGCTCGAAAAGCTCGGCGTCACGCCTTCCGAGCTGATGCGCCAAACCCTCCAGTATGTTGCCGAGCGCGGACAGCTGCCATTTCGTCCGGTGCTGATGACCGAGGAAGACGAAGCGTTGATTGCGACTGTGCGCGAGCGTATTGCAGCTCCCCAGCGCGTGAAGGTAGCGCTGGATGACCTATAGCCTAGAGTTTGATGCGCGGGCACTGAAAGAATGGAAAAAGCTGGGTGATACCGTTCGCCAGCAGCTAAAGAAGAAGCTCGCCGAAGTACTGCTGAATCCACGTATCGAGGCTAACCGTCTCCACTCGCTGCCGGATTGCTACAAGATCAAGTTGCGTAGCAGCGGTTACCGCCTGGTGCACTCGTTCCGATCCTTCGGCTATGCCCGGGTCTGGATTGTCCCAGTCACTGAAAGATCAGTGGAGGGCGCAAAACCAGGTCGCGATTGACGATCACGCGCAGGGGCAGGCCAGGGCGCTGGGTCAGTGTGGGCTGGATATCGAGGTTGCGGCGGGTGACTTCCTGGCCGACCTGGTTCACCGTGTCCTGCAGGCTGTCGCGCCCGGCGATAATGATCCGGTCGCCGTCGCCGCGGTTGGAAGGAGACGCCAGTTCGGCGCCGATGCCCAGCAGGCTGGTCATGGCGGCACCCGCGACGATGCGATCCCAGTGCCAGTCTACCCCGTCCTCCAGGCCTGCATAACCGGCGGCATCGGTGCCGACCAGGCTGTCTAGCCGGAAGGACGAGGTGTCCGGCAGGATCACCCGCTGCCAAACCACCTGCACGCGCCGCTGCCCGTAGCTGACCTGGCTGTTGTAGCGCCCCAGCAGACGTGAGCCTTGCGGGATCAACTCATGCTCGCCCGTCGCGCTGTCATAGACGGGTTCGGTCACCGTGGCGATGACATCGCCCGGCAGGTCCGATTTGATTCCGGTTACCAGCGCCGCCGCAATCACGGTGCCGGCCATGACCTGATAGGGCGATGCGGGCATTTGCACGAATCCGGATTTACGGGTTTGCGTATTCGTGGATCTACTGAGAAACGCCTCATGGCCGTCCTGTCGACCGGGCGACGGCCTGGTCGCAACAGATGCAGCGGCGGCTGATGCGGGCCCGGCGCCCATACCGCCCGATTCCGTATCACCTGACCACCTTGACCGGTGCCCCGACTCGCCTGTATCCCTGACGCCCATCGAGCGGAAGAACACCGGCGACAGCGCCGCAGCCTCGGCTTCCTCGAGCCTGGCGAGGCGTTCGGCCTCGGCGAGGTCGGACCCGGCGAGCGGATCGTGTGGGTTCTGGAGCCGCTGCTCGGTCTTGAGTATGGCGCCGCCCAGGTCGCCGGGCAGCGGCGGGCCCAGTTCGGGCACTTCTGGAGGGGGCGGAGGCACCTGGGAATAGTCGGACGGCAGTTGCTCCAGCGCTTCGGCGCGCGTGATGCGCTCGATGTTGTACAGCTCGTCTGGCGAGTTGCCCAGGCGGGGCTGCTGGGGCTGCAGCGACCAGAGCAGGGCAGCCAGCACGGCAGTGGCAAGTCCGCCTGCGAGCAGGGCCAGCACCCTGGGGTTGAGGCGGGTGACTCGTCGAGGGCGGGCCCGCAGTTCGAGCGACTCCGGTGCCACCTTGGGTAGCGGTGTCGAGCCTTCGCTGTTCGGGGTGTCGGCTGTGTTCACGGTCAGGGCCTGCGTGCCAGGCCATCGGTGCGTTCGATTCGCACCACGTCGCCACGGTCCGCACCCAGGCGCAGCTCGGCGGCTCCGAAAAGGCGGTCGACGATGTAGTAGGGCGAGCGGAAGCGGTAGTTGACCAGTTGGCCGTCACCTTCCGGGCCGATCACGAACAACGGCGGAAGCTCGCCCTGGGCGATACCCGCCGGAAACTGGATGTAGACCTTGCGCCCGTCGTCGAAGGCGCGCAGCGGCTTCCAGGCCGGGTTGCCGCCACTGATTGCGTAGCGAAAGCGCAACCGTTCCAGATTCAGTCCGGTATCGACCGGCGCCGCTGCACTTGCCGAGGCCGCATGCTGCTGCAGGGCCAGCAGGCGATCGTGCGGATAGTCCCAGGACACCGACGCCATCCAGGCCTGCTCGGTCGAAGTCAGCTCGATCAGGTAGGTGCGGCGCGTGGTGGTGATAAGCAGGTTGGTCTGAAGGTCTCGGCGGGTCGGCTTGACCAGCACACTGGTCCTTGAGGCATCGCCGCTGCCGCTGGACGTGTCGCCGACGATCCAGCGCACGGTATCGCCGGCGGCGACCGCCACCAGCTCCTCGCCGGTCTGCAGGTTGATCGCGGTCACCCGACCGGGACGGGTGTATACCTGGTACAGCGCGCCCTCGGAGTAGGGCCAGACCTGGATCGCATTGATGAAGCCTTCAGGGTCGGGGGCGACGCGGGCGTCGCGGTTCGCACCTGTGACACGGGCGCGCTCGTCGCCGGGCTTGATTGCCGGCCTGCGCTCGGGAACGGGCTTGAGCTGGGCGGGCAGCGCCAGGGGTTGCGGTATCGTCACCACCTCGATGGGCTTGGGCGTTTCGGGCATAGGCTGGGCCGCAATCGGTTCGTCCAGGGCGACCACCGGGGGCGGGGCGCTCCGGTTGGAGCAGCCGCAGAGGACTGCAATCAGAAGTGGGCAGGCGTACAGGTAGGCGGTGGTCTTCATGGCTGCCTGGCTCGTTGCGTAGTGTCCAGTTCTCGGCTCCAGGACAGGCCATTGACATACAGGCCCAGCGGGTTGCTGCGAAGCCGTTCCTCGGTCCGCGGCGGCTGCAGCACGATGGAGAGCACGGCCGTCCAGCGCTCGAGGCCGGTGGTCGCGCCATTGGTGTAGTGGCGTTCGTCCCAGCGCACCTGGAAGGAGCTGTCGCTGGCGCGCACCACACTGCTGACCTCGACCGACACCGACTCCTTGCCGACCCGGGCGAAGGGATCGTCGCGGCGGGCGTACTCGTTGAGCGTCGCGGCACCCCGGTCGGTGGTGTACTGGTAGGCCTGCAGCCAGTTCTGCCGTACCACTACCGGATCGATGGGCAAGGCACGCACCAGGCCGATGAAGCGCGCCAGATGATGGGCGATCTGCGCATCGGTGGGCTGATAGTCGCTGGCGGCCTCGCCCACTGCGCGTACCTGCCCCTGGCTATCGACCTCCACCACGTAGGGCGTCACCAGCGACTGTGCCGATCGCCAGACCAGGCCTGCGGCCATCAGCAGCGCCAGGCCCAGGCACCCGAACGCCATCAGGCGCCAGTTGCTGGCCTGGACCCGACTGGTACCCAGCCGTTCATCCCAGAGCTGGGCGGCGGCCTGGTACGGGGTGGCGGGGGATGGGGTTTGCGAGTAGCGAACCCGGGCGCGTCTGAAACGCATGTGTGCCTCCTTCAAGCATCGGATGGATCCTGGAGTCGTGGTCCGGGGGCGGTGCCGCTGCCGTCACCGCCGCGAAGCGCATGGGCGACGGTCGAGGTGGCCTGGGCAAGCTGCTGTCGGCGCTGGAGCTGCCTGGCCCAGGCCGGCTGTGGGGTAGCCGCGTTTGACGTGGCG